CGCATCCCGGGCTGAGGTGGCAGCTTCTGACGCTTTCGTGGTCGCGGTGGATGCAGAAGTGGCTGCTGATTGTTGTGACGCTGCCGCATTCGTTTCTGACTTTTTCGCCGCACCGGCACTGGTGGCCGCCGCGCTTTTTGAGGACTCTGCAGCGGCAGCACTTTTTTCCGCTTCAGTGGCCTTTGTTGATGCCGTTCCTGCGCTGGAAGACGCTGACTGAGCCGACGACGCGGCCTGTCCTGCTGACGTGCTGGCTGCGCGTGCTGAGCCTGCAGCATCAGTCGCATGGGTTGCCGCCTCACGGGCAGATGTGCCGGCATCGCCGGCTGACTTCTTCGCGGCTGCCGTGTTCTGTGCCACCACGGACGCGTTACGCGCCACCTCTTCCACCATCAGTTCAAAACGTCGCAATGCCTCCGGACGGGCATCATCCTCCGTCATCGCACCGAGAAAATCATTCAGCGTACCGGGTTGGGAATCTTCATACACGGTGATGGTCCCGGCATGTGACGGCGGGAATCCTTCCACCATCAGAATAACGCTGTACTGACCGTACTCAACGTCCATGCTGTAACGCCCGGCTTCATCCGGATTTTCTGAGGCCAGCGTGTTCACCACGACCGTGGTACTGTTACGTTTTGCCTTCAGCTGAATGGTGCAGTTCTGTACCGGTTTCCCTGTGCCGTCTTTCAGTACACCTGAAATCTTTACTGCCATATTCACCCCACAAAAAAGCCCGCCTGAACCGGCGGGCTGTCATAACACTGTGTTACCTGGCTAATCAGAATTTATAACCGACACCCACGATGAAACCGTCAGTGCGCCAGTCACCACTGCCGGAGCCTTCATAAGCAATATCAATGGCCACGGATTCGGTCGGGTTAAACTGCACGCCAGCCCCCCACGCCAGAGACGTGTTACTGTGGCGACCATCATCACTTCCGGTCAGCACATCGTGCGTTTTCCCCTTGCTGTCGGTCACCTGCAGATAATCCCCGGAGAAGGTCGAAACACAGCTGTAAGCCACCCCCGCCATCGCATACGCGCTGAACCATTCATTCACGCGCACAGACGGCCCCGCCATCACGCTGAACCAGCGGTTACGCACGGAATCTTCATGCCAGCGGGTATCGCTGTAATGCGTTTTTTGTTCATCTTCTGCGTCGGCATAACTGAAAGACGTAATCAGCCCCAGCGTGTCCGTAAATTCATAACGGTATTTCACGTTAATCCCGTTCAGATTATCGCTGCCGGGTGCGTTCGTACGGGCATGAAGATACCCTGCGCTCAGTGTGGACTGATGTTCAGACGCCCATGCAGGCGCACCGGATACGGCCAGACAGATGGCTGCGGAAAAAATGGCTGCACAAACTTTACGCATAATTACCTCTCGCTTTTCTGCAATAAAAAAGGCGCCATTTCTGGCGCCCGTATTGGGGTTATAAAAATTTCAACTGATACTGATACCGGATGCGGCTTTTTTCGTTACCGAGACCATTAAATCACTGATCCATGTTCTGGGCTCTCCACTGCCGCTCGACTGAACTTCAAATGTTAATATTACATCTCCGTCCCCCACTGGCATATCAATGATATTGCTGTACACGACTGTTGTCCTTTTCGAACCACTAGTGGATTTGTCATAGATTACATTGCCATTTTTGCGCACAATTAATCTGCAGGTATCGTAGATATTAGCGCCATCATTTCTACTAAAATATGGTGGCGCACCGTACATGATTGGTTGAATTATAATCTGCCTGTCAAAGGCATGATCGTCCTTAATATGAACGGTAAGTGAACCCTGTGGGTATTCTCCGGGGTGCGGAAATCGATGCCCTGTCGTTTTTACAAAATCACCACGCACCTGGTTAGCATCAAGCATCCCCTTAATAGTACAGCTCTCATTAATCGTGACGTTGTTGAGCGTCCCGGCGTTCGCATTCACACTGCCACTGATATCCGCATTTTTAGCAGTCAGCTTTCCGTCAGGTGTCAGGGAGAATGCCGGAGGATTGCCACCACTGGTAATCGTGGGAGCAATAAGGAACTTGATCAGCGCCTCATTAATAAACGTCTGTCCGCCCTGTGTGACCAGTGCAGGAGTGGTGTTACCATTCGCCGGGTTAATAAATGCCACCCGGTCTGCAGCCAGCAGCACCTGACTCTGCATGCCGTCGGGGGTGTTCTCAATACCGGCACCGATACCCGCAATATAAAGGCGTCCGTCCTGCATCTGCTGCAGCTTCACTGCCCACATGCTGTTCAGGTTATTATTTGTATCAACCTGAACCTTCTGTATCTGCTGGATCGCTGCACTCTGGTCTTCCAGTTTCTTATTGACGGTCTGTGTTATTTCATTGCTGACATCCGTTATGGACGTCCTGATTTCAGTCAGGTCAGGCGCAAGCTGACCGTTATCAATCTGCGTCCACAGCTCCTGAGCCAGATGGGTTTTCCCTATCTCTCCTTTGAAAAAATCCAGATAGCCGGACGCATCATCACTCGGCTGACCAACAGCCTCCACAAATGCCGATTTGCCAACGGTGTTCACACTGCGGATATAAAAATAATAATCATGGCCCGGTTTGATATTGATACTGGCAGCTATCCAGTACAGCGCCGTGCCAAGATAGCGGGCTGTGGTTTCAACCTGCCTGATATCCGCAATCCGCTTTTCCGAGAACCAGAATTCAAACTGTACCGTCGGGTCATAAACGGCAAGATGCGGCGTGGCGGTTATCTGAAAATAGCCCGGCGTCAGCTCAATCCGCGACGGCGCTGCCGGTGCGGCAATCCGGAACGATACCGATGCCGGATCGCCCTGCTGCCCCCAGGCATTTGCCGCCCGGACTGTCAGCCTGTAATTTCCCAGCGCCAGTTGCCTGAAGCGGTATGTGGTTTCCGTCGTCCGGGCCGTGCTGACCAGCCGCTCACTGCCGTCATCCGCTGCCACGGTCAGGCGAAGCAGGAAGCTCACGCCCTTCACCACCTTCGGCGTGTCCCAGCGCGCCAGCACCTGATATTCCCCGCTGTCTGTGGTGACTTCGGCGGTCAGGTGCTGTACTGCTGGCGGCGTGACACCGTTTACCGTTCCGCTCTGGTCGCCGTCAAAGTGCGCCCCGTTATCCACGATGGCCTCTTTTGCCGGTACATGCTGCACGGCGGTGATGGCATACGTACCGTCGTCATTCTCACGGATACTCACACAGCGGAACAGGCGCTGGCGCAGCGTCGGTAGCTTCAGCCCCCACACGCTGTATTCTGCAACGCCGTCAGGAACACGGCTCACTTTCACCTTCACGCCGTCGGTGACGGACTTAACTTCCACGCTGACCGGATTACCCTGACCGTCAACCAGGCTTATCAGCGTGGTGCCGGAGGATGGCAGCGTGATTTCACGGTCGAGCGTCAGCGTCCGGGTCTGGCTGTTCACCGCCAGCACGCGACCACCGGTGCTGATACCGGCATAGTCATCATCGCAGATTTCAATGACATCGCCCGGTACATGGCGAAGCCCTTCAGCACCCACGCTGAAATCCACGGTCTGCGTCTCCAGCAGTTCCGTTTTAATCAGCCACAGCCCGGCGCGGTGTGCCTGCCCCCGGCTGGTACAGCCAAAGGCATCCATCTTCGTGACATTACGACCGTAACGGGCAATGGCCTGCGTATCTTCAACAAGCTCTGTCGCCGTCTCCCAGCCGTTGTCCGGGTCAATCCAGTTCACCTCAACGGCATTATGACGGTCCTTCAGGGCGCTGAAGCTGTAGCGGAACGGCGCGCCATCTTCCGGCATCACCACATTACTGCGGTTATAGGTCCACACCTTATCCGATGGCCGGTCCTGCACGAACGTCAGCGTCTGCCCGTTCCATACCGGCATACAGCGCATCGCCGAGCAGAAATCACTGAGCACATCCCACGCCTTGCGCTGTGTGGTCAGGTACGCATTACAGGTGATGCGCGGCTCCGTGCCGCCAAAGCCGTCCGGCACTGACTGGTCGCAGTACTGGCCGATGACATACAGCGCCCATTTGTCCACATCCGCCGCACCAAGACGTTTCCCCATGCCGTAGCGCGGATGGGTCAGCATATCCCACAGACACCAGGCCATGTTATTGCTGTATGCTGGCTTAAACGTTCCGTCCCAGATACCGCTGTATTGTCGCGTCTGCGGGTTATAGTTCGACGGCACCTGCAGAATGCGCCCGCGAAGATGATAATTACGACTCACCTGCTGGCTGCCGAACTGCTCCGAGTCCACCTGTACGCCGACCAGTGCCGTGTTCGGGTAGCACTGTTTCACATCGATGATTTCGGTGTATGACGACCAGAGCGTTTTGTTCTGCAGCTGGTCTGTAGTGCTGTCCGGTGTCATCCTGCGCATCCGGATATTGAACGGGCGCGGAGGCAGGTTATCCACCATCACCGAGGCCAGATACTGCGAGGTGGTTTTGCCCTTAATGGTGATGTCTTTTTCCGTCACCCAGCCACCGTTACGCTGTATCTGAACCAGCAGACGGACTTCCGACGGATTCCTGTCACCCTTTGAGGTGGTTTCCACCAGTGCCTGCACACCGAAGGTAAAGCGCAGACGGTCGATGTTTGCCGACGTGATGGTCCGGGTAATCGGCGTGTCGTACTTCACTTCCGTACCCAGCACCGTCTCGGAGCCGGAGGATTCAAATCCCTCCGGCGGTGTCTGCTCCTGCTCACCGGCCCGGAACACCACCGTGACACCGGAGATATTGGTATTCCCCTCACTGTCCAGCACTGGCGTACTGTTCAGCAGCACACTTTTTAATCCGTCCACCGGACCTTCAATCGGCCCTTCACTGATGGCGTCTATCACGCTCAGCATCTGGGATGATTTCAGGTTGTCCTTCGCTTCGCGCGGGGTATGCCCCTTACTGCTGCCTTTACCCATTCCTCACGCTCCATAAACGACAAAACCGCCCGCAGGCGGTTTCACATAAAACATTTTGCATCAGCGACCAATCACCACAACCTGACCACCGTCCCCTTCGTCTGCCGTGCTGATCTCCTGAGAAACCACGCGTGACCCCACGCGCATTTCCCCGTACAGAACCGGCAGAACATTGCCCTGGGCAACCATGTTATCCAGTGAGGAGAAATACGTGTTCTGTTTGCCGTTATCTGTACTGGCTGCCGTGGGCGTCCTGGCTTTCGGTGCCAGCATCTGCGCCACTCCGCCCAGGATCATACTGGCCCCTGCCGCATACATGCCCGATACAGCCGCGGCACCCAGCCAACTCACAGGATTCCACCATGCCACCGCAATCAGCGCCGCCCCAAGCACCACCTGAAACACACCGCCACTTTTAGCTCCCGCCAGACGCGGCACGATGTGGATCACGGCACCATTTGCCAGCGGCTCATTAAGACGGGCAGATAATTCATTTTCGCCTGCATCACGCCCGGCAATGCGCACCTGATACCAGCCCTCATTCAGTTTCTGACGAAACGCCGGGAGCTGTGTGGCCAGCGCCCGGATGGCTTCGGCCCCCGTTTTCACACGAAGGTCGATGCGGCGGCCAAATCGTTGCAAATCCCCGTAAAGGCAGATGCGTGCCATGCCCGGTGACGCCAGAGGGAGTGTGTGCGTCGCTGCCATTTGTCGGTATACCTCTCTCGTTTGCTCAGTTGTTCAGGAATATGGTTCAGCAGCTCGCCGTCGCCGCAGTAAATAGCGGCATGATTCGGCACCGATGAACCAAAACAGCACAGCAGCACATCGCCCGGCTGCGCCGCTGACAACGGCACCTGATATAGCCCAGTTGCCTCCAGATTATCCAGATAGAGATTCTGACCGTGACGCCACCAGTCATCCTCACGATGAAAATCCGGCATCTCAATCCCCGCCAGATGGTAAGCATCCCGGAACAGCGTGTAACAGTCCGTCACCCCGTGCTCAAAGCGCCGCCCGGTGAGATGCGGCACACAGCGGAATTTATGAATCTCACCCCGGCAGACCAGCCACCACGGCAAATCACTCTGCACCTGCAGCCGCCGGTCAGCCTCACTCAGCCAGGGCAGACCACCGGGGTGGCTGTGGACCAGCGCCACAATCTCACCCTGCATCTCTGCCTGCAGCCAGTCCTCAGGCGACATCCGGAAATAATCCTCCGGCTCACCGGAGATATTCACGCAGGGAAAATATCTTTCCCCTTCCGGCGTTCTCACCACGAAGCCGCACGACTCCGCTGGCGCACATCGCCGGGCGTGCGCCAGAATCGCTGATTCTGTCTCTGTCATGGGATTTACTGCGAAAGTTTGTTAATGGAAAGGAAGCCGCCAAAGTTGCCGACGTTATTGCGGAACTTACAACCACTCAGGCATTTGCTGCATTTATCCTTCGTGATATCGGACGTCGGCTGGTCATATTCATCCGCAACCGCCGGACCGTGATAACCGCACTCATCACCGCGATAGGTCCAGGTGCAGGTGTTGGCCAGCATGGTACGTCCCGGAAAAACAGCACCATCCGTTTCCGTCGGCGTGGACAGTACAAAAGAGGCACTCACCGCGCTCAGTTCGCTGCACTGCTCGATGCGCCAGCGGCTGATCACCTCCTGCTCCGGATCGGCTTCGCTGTTTCCGTTGACGAAGTTCACCACATCCAGAAAACGGGCGTAAACCTTACGCCTGACCACCGTTCCGCCGACCAGACTCTGCAGGTCTTCCGCCATCCCGGTGACCATGCCGTGCAGATTAGAGACTTTCAGCGTTGGCCTTGCACTGGCTCCTTTGCCGTTCATCTCAAATCCACTTCCCTGAATGGGATAGGCCTGATACTGCCGCCCCTGCCAGGTGACTGGTTCACCTTTTTCGTTCTGCTCATTACAGAAGAAATAACGATCTCCGCCGACCTCTGTCAGATCAATTTCCCAGAGCACGACCAGCGCGGATTGCTCCGTTTTAGTGCACTCATTGAGTGTTTCCTGCTGTATATCCTGCATCAGTGAGTGACCTCTTCAAAGGTACAGTTAAAATCGGTATACATGGCATTATCCGAAATGCTCCACTCCCTGCAGACAACCCGGACAGTCCTGTTGTGTTTTGGCGGACGCCACAAAAAAGCACGAACCCCGGCATGACGGGATAAAAAACTGTCCAGCGCGGCACGGGAATATTCATCCGTGACACGAAATACCGGTTTAAACGTTTTCAGATCTGCATTCAGACCACCAGCCCGTCGCTGTTCATATCCGTCACCGAACTTTACCGTAATAACAGATGGCTTTCGTGTCGTCTCCATCCCCTCGCGGGGGATCCAGTTAAAAACTTCAGACTCAGGCACTGCATAATCCTCCGTCCCGACGTGATGACTGCATAATTGACACAACCCTGCTGTCGATCAGATCCACCAGTCCCCTGGCTGAGCGCGCATCTATCTCGCCATTGCTCCCTTGATTCTGAATGCTGATGTGATACACGGGAGAATAAACAAATCCACCGCCACCATTCACATTTCCAATGGCCCTGACCCCAAGAGAGCCGTCCGCTGCCCGTGTCAGTGGCATGATTGCTTCAGGCCCGGCCTCGCCCATCAACCCGGCACCTTTCGCAAAAGCAAAATACGTCGGTGTATCCACAATAGTGTTACTGTAAGCACTCAGATTTGCCGATGTATAAACACCACCTTTTGCGTTTGCCACTGCACCGGACAGCCAGTCGCCGACTGTACCAAGCCATCCTCCGGCACCGGACATGCTTTTGGAAAGTGACTTCAGCCCGTTAACGATGGCAGCGTTCATCAGAATTTTTGAAACTTCCTGGAGAATTGAACTCCCCCAGTTTCTCCAGTCCACAACATTTCCGGCCAGTGCATCGGAAATATTTGATACCAGCCCGTCCATAGTGGAAACGACAGCATCTGCCGCCTGCGAAGCATAATCAGTGGCACTGTCTGCCCAGTTCGTCAGCCCCTCCTGGAGTCCGGCATTCCAGTTACTGCGTAAAGCATCAGCCTTTGCATAATAATCCTGCTGATCGCTGAGACGCTCTTCCAGATATTTTTTATTCAGTTCTTTCTCCTGTTTCCACAGGGCTTCTTCAATTTCTCCGGCCTGATACTGTCTCAGCAGCTCGTTATTTTTCTGCTCAAACGCCTGCCGGATACTCCACATTTCCTGGAGTCGTTCACGCATCCGTGAGCCTTCACCATATCCCAGCAACTGCGCGTCGTCAGATGCCCGGGCGCTGGCATTACTGTCCGCCAGACTGCTTTCATACGCGGCAAGCTGCTCACGAATCTTTTTCTGGTCGATGAGTGCCGCATTCTGTAAAAGCGTTTTTTTCTGCGCTTCTGACAGGGTTGATAATTCGCCCTGACTGACCTGATATTTCATCTTAGCCAGTTCAGTATTCTGCCCTGCCAGTGCTATTTGTTCTTTTTGCTGTTTAATCAGCCGTTTATAAATATCTTCTGTTTTTTCCGCTTCGGTCTTTTTATGCGCTTTGGGTTTATTTGCCTGGTTATTTCGCCAGGCATCCAGTGAGTTATTGATATAATTCTGTCTGGCTGTCTGATACGCCTCTCCCACAAAGCCGAGATCATCCGCAGCATAACCCAGTCGGGCACGCTCACGGGCTTCCCCCTTCAGGCGGGACAGAGCCAGTTCGCGCTCGCTGTTATTCAGTGCGGTCTGCTGTTTATCATCCAGGGTTGCCTGTGGTAGCCGTAATGGTGCATTCACCAGCCCCTGTCGCTGCTGAAGTAATTCATTACCAAGCCCGAGAAGACGATTAAACTCGGTATGCTGCCCATTCATGATCAACAGGGACTGATACGCTTTGTTTTGTTCCGCCGCCTGTTGACGGATCAACGCCACCCGTCGCTCCTCCAGCCCGGCAAGCACATCCTGAATAGATTGCGCTTTGCCCTGCATTTGAGTGAGGCGAGACTGTTCAACTGCCAGTTGATTTGTTGCTTCTGCAAGCCCTTCTGTGACAGTTTTCACCGACGTCATATGGTTAATCATAAAACCGTTATCGGTTGTCCAGCCCGGGTTTGCCAGCACATACTGATAGCCAGCAATTTTTTCCTGTAAGGATTTAATCTTACTTTTCTGCTCGTCAATTAACCTGTTTTGCTCATCAAGTGCCTGCCGCGTCTTTTCTTCATTATCTGACGTTTCAGGAAGCGACATTGCCGACGTTTTCTGGCGAATTTCGTCGATTGTTGCGGCATACTGGCGTGCTGATTCTCTGGCCTGCTCCTGATTCTGATACATCGTGTACCAGGCCGCGGCCCCCAGCATGACAAGCCCCGGCACACCCCCAACCAGCCCCAGCGCACCACTTAACAAACGGCTCCCCACTGACGTAACATTATTCAGCGTTGTCTGTGCTGCTGTTCTGGCCACAATATTACGGGTAAGTGACGCCTGGGCAGCTGTCAGCTTCGCTTCTGCTGCGGCCTGCCTTTCGGTACCGCGAGCAGCAACAACCGCCTGTTGCGCACGATAAACCGCCGCACGCGCCCTGGCGGTTGCTATCTGTGTCCCCCGAAGTTGCGCTTCAGCAAGAGCCACTTCGTTTCTGGCTGCAGTAATTAATCCGGCAGTTGCAGATCCAGCAGACGACGCCATATTGCCAAAATATCGGGCTACCCCGACGGCAACCAGTGCGCCAGCTGCAGCAGCCACGGTATCAATATTGTCTGCAACACCATTCAACACCCCGGTGAGTGTCTTTGTCACTCCGCTTGCCTCGTTCGCACCACCAACCCAGGCCATAAAGGCGTTTTCAACTTTGGTTGCAGAGGATGAAACAGTATCAGGCATTGCTGCATATTCATCACGCAACGCCCCAAGCTGACTAATCAGTGCAGGAACAACCTTATCGGCGGTCAGTTTTCCGTTATCCGCCATGGCCTTCAGATCTTTACGGGCAACACCCATTCCCGCAGCCAGCGCACGAATAACACGATCGCCGTTCTCATTCACAGAGTTAAATTCTTCACCGCGCAGCACTCCCTGCGCCAGTGCCTGACTGAACTGCGTGATCACCGAACTGGCTTCTGCTGTACTGGCACCGGATAATTTCAGGCCCGTGGAGATCGCCTCGGTGACTTTCAGTACCTCCTCAGAACTGTAGCCATACTCCCGCATGGAAGCTGCAGAGCGGGCAAAAAGGCTGGCGTTATCAGAAAACGCCGTTCCCGTTCTCTGGCTGATTGCCATTAATTCACGTTGTGATACCTGAAAATCATCACTGGACTGTGAAGCCTGCTTCAGACGGGCATTTACTGAATTCCACTCATCGGCGAGAGAAATAAGATGACCGGTAGCAAAAGCTCCGGCAAATGCCCCCGCCATATTCAGTGCCGAAGATTTAGCTGTATTTATCTGATCCGTCACTTCTGCCAGTGCACGCCGCATTTCACGGGATGCAGCAGCGGACTGCCGGCCTCCGTTCTGCATGGTACGGTAGTAATCCTGCCCCATACGCGAAGCCCGGGAGATCTCTGACTGGAATGACCGGGAATTTGCCGAGATTTTAATAATCAGTTCACGTAATGTCGCCACACTCATTCTCCGGACGAAAAAAAACCGCCGAAGCGGTTTTTGTATTCTTTAAAGAAGTCCGGCCTTACGCCTTGCTTCCTGAAGATATTCATCATCCGTTTTTTGTGAAACGGAACTATCTGCATTGCAAATTAAATCACTACCGCAATGCTTACATTTAATAGCCTCTTCTTTGATCAACTCCGCACAGTAAGGGCATTTCTTCATGCCATTGCTTACCATTTGTTGTTCATGTGCCTTCTCATCTCTTTGGATTACTAGCGAATGAACCAGAGCAACAATAAAGATCATCGCACCATATACCCACCATCCTAAAAATGAGCGACCTTTGCTTTTCGCAATAATAGCTGGAATTAGTCCCAAAACTATTGAAATAAGTAAAAATTCCATCAATGTTTCCTTACTTTCTCAATAAAATGGGAATAATAATCCAGTCAAGTGAAAAGATCATCGAGCTGCAACAAATAATGCCTTCTCAATCTCAGCAAATGGATCTGAGGTGCCTTCTGTCTGCTCCTTCTCCCACTGAAGAAGCGCATCATTCAGTGGCACTTTGACCCCCTGCGCACCGTAAACAGCTGAAACTATCTGGGCAGCCCGGATATCAGCCCGCTCGTCACCCAGCGGGCTGAACCTGTCAAATTCTGCCCACATCATGATTTCTGATGCAGACATTTCCCGGCGTAACTCTGACAATGTGCGCCCCATCCTGAGCGCCAGCATCATCAGAAAACGCATCCCCGGAAGCGCTACTTTTTTTTAACCTCACCGGCATCACTGATCAGTTCCAGAGACTGCCGAAGAAGCCGCGCATGCACCGGGCCATACACGGCAATCACCTGTTCACGATCATCCTCTGAAAATACAGGTTGCAGTCCGGTATCACACAGAACATCAATGAACAGTTCAACATCTGCCTCCAGATTTCGGCGGGCGCGCTCCGCAACGGATAACGGTGTCTCATCATCTTTTGCTTTAACGATCTCCTGCCAGCGCAACCAGGCTTCTGCAGAAGGTTCCCGTAATACAACCGTTGCCCCTTCCCATTCAGGCACATCAACAGTTTTATGGCGAAACCCCGACATCGTTGCCAGTGCCAGATTACGGATATTTTTAGTCATCACATCTATCCTCATTAACTGACGGTAACAGTGCAGGAAGTGGAGGTCACCTTGTTAACCGGGCTTGCTGAATCAGAAATCTCGCAGGTATATGCACCCGCATCACCGGATACTGCGGATGCCTTACTGAACGTTGCCGCCGTCTGTCCGGAAACAGGAGAACCACCTTTCTTCCAGACATAAGAATAAGGCGGCACACCACCGGCAGCCTCAACCGCCATTTCAAGTTTCGCTCCGGCAGAAACCTGCAGCGTGCTGTTTAAATCGACCTTCACTTTTAGCGGCTCTGTCGTCAGCACAGGTTTACCTTTCAGACGCAGGGAAAACGTTGCAGCCACAACACCATTGGTTCCTGCAGACCAGGTATGCTGACGCACCTCTGCCATAAAGGTAAATCCGTTGCCTGACGGAAAAATAACTTTAAAGCCATACGTGGTGTCATTGTCATAGGCACTGCGCAACGCGTTCTGGGCAGCATTGAGGTAAAAGTTGCCTGACATGGAAATCTCTGACGCGGCACCAAGGCCGTTAATATTTTCCTGCTCAACAGAACACAGCGTGGTGACATCAATATCCTGCTTTTGTCCTGCGGTAAACTGCACCTCTTTAATCGTACAGCTCAGTTCAAGAAAACTGGCAGAACTCAGCGTTTCTGCCGTTACCGGCGCAGACGAGATCATGACTTTGGTCTGCTGAGAACGTTCAAAATTAGAGGACATACTCGTCTCCTGAAAATAAAAAAACCCGCCAGCGGCGGGTGGGTAAAATCATTAACGATCTCAGGCTATTACCTGAAATTCAAGCGTGGCTCTGCTCAGACGGGAATCAGGATCATAACCCTGAGTTTTAGAAATAACGGAGGGTGCAAGTTGCCTTACCGCATCAAGCGCCTGCTCACGGATATCATCTGCGTCATCAGGTACTGTTGCCCAGACATCGATCTGCACGGTAATTCTGGATTCAGCCTGACCATCAAGCACATCAGATGCCGTGTCAGACACCACAGAAAACACCAGCCATGGCGGAGATACCGCAGGCTTTCCCTCCGTCAGCGGGACCACATAAGGATAAACCTGTCCTCCGGCCAACTGAGACAGCAGTGAATACAGTGTGGTCTCTCTCATTTACTTAAGACCTCATCAATAGCCTGATTCATTCGCTGTATGGCAATCTGTGCTGCCAGTTCCTCTGTCGTATCGAAAGCCGGGCGAATGAACGGATGCGCGGGCATGTTTATCGTTCCCAGCTCCACAAAGCGCCAGTAAAACGCATTACGGGGATCGCTGGCTTTCATGCTGTTATCACTGTTTCCGGTTCGCAGGTTCCGTCCACGAATGTGGACACCCGAGATAATTTCCCCCCGACGCTTTGAACGCTGAGTGAGAACAACCACATTTTTCTTCAGTTTCCCGGTTCGCTCCGGCGCACGTTCAACAACTGCATCCCGCATAACTTCAGCACCGGCACGGGTGGCATCGCGCAGCACCTTATTGTTTTCTGCCCTGCTGAGCGTCTCCAGATCCCGTGCAATATCCGCCAGACCTGAAAAATCAAGACTGAAATCCATCACACATTCCCCTTCTGAGAACAGAGTATCTCAAGCCGGGTGGCACGGGCATCCGGTATCGGCGGACCGTCTATACTCAGAATCGCGCCTTTGAATGCGCCAGTCAGCACTTTCAGGCATGAAGTTGCTGTCACATCTCGCCGGAATCTCATCCAGACCCTCACTGTAGCCTGAGCAGTTTCTGCGCCTCCGGATATTCTCTCCCTGCCACTGATCCCCTTAACTTCTGCCCATATGGTTGCCCCCTCCGTCATTGTTTCCACAGGGTGCCCTGACGGAGACCGAACGGTGGTGGCATTCAGAATAACCACACGATCACGTAATCTTCCTGCCTGCATGAATCCTCCTATGTTCCGGGATGAAATCGATACATCCGCAGTCCGGTATAGAAAAAATCAGGCACTGCATCCTGCATTTCCCTGTTCTCGTACCAGTAGCCAACCAGTTGCATAAGACGCAGTTTTATCAGAGGTGTTATTACAAGCCCGGTCGTATCCTGCTCAGAAACAGTTTCATCGTAAAGCGTCCGGTTTAAAAACTTTTCAGCCTCTTCCCTGGCAGCAGCCAGATACATCATAAGAAGAGAATTCTCCTGTTCATTGTCATCATCAATCCGGCACTGAACACGAAGCTCTTCCAGAGTGGGCATCATTTGGGCAACCTCTATGAATGCTGTTTTTTAGACTTATCAGCCCCCCGCGCAACAGGTGTTCTCTTATCAGAGACAATCCCAGCTGCAGTGGCAATTTCGCGTACCCGTTCGGGTAATTCTTTATCTTCATACTCACCGGCCCGAATAATCTCAACACGCATACCGTCCGGTGACCATTTCAGATCTTGTTTCAGGATCATGATTCTTTCACCTGTCAGAACAGGGGGCGCACTTCTGCGCCCCCTGAATAATTACGCCGCTGCAATCTTCAGCAGTTTGATGGCCTGCGAATCGACCAGCATGCCGCCGGTGCGCTTGGTGGTATAAAAACCGACAAACGGTTTATTGGTGTACGGGTCACGCAGAATGCGGGTACCGATACGGTCAACGATGGTGTAACCCCGTTTGAAGTTACCAAATGCAATGGCTTTCGCATCAGCGGCAATATCCGGCATCTGTTCGTTTTCAGCGATAGCGTAACCCGCCAGAGAGGACGGCTGCCCCAGCTCCAGCCCCGGACGCCACAGATAGTTACCCTCACTGTCTTTCAGCAGACGGATGGCAAACAGACTGTTGTTGTTCATCATGAACTTCGCGCCAGTGCGGTGTGCCTTACGCAGCGTGTAAATCAGTTTGATAATGGCATCTGCGGTCACCGCCGTCGCTTCGCCGGATACAATATGCTGAAGTTTGCCGAACGCCCGGACCTTATCGGTTTCATCCGTGGACTCATACGCCAGGAACCCTTTCGGCTTCTTGGTACCATCGCCAGTGGTAAAGGCAATTTCTTCCTGTTCGGCAAATTCGGTTGCCAGCTCGCTGTTGATCCATGCTTCCACGTTGAAAAAGGCATCATCCAGCATTTTCTGGGTGGCCTGCGGGTTACCGTAGATTTCCCCCATGAAAGGTTCAATCAGGCCCAGTTTTGAGGTGGCAGTCTGGGAGCGCGCGTCAGTCTCGCCAACCCATCCGGAAGCCGTGCCGCCCAGATTCACCAGTTTTTTGTAGTCGGAACCGCCAACGGTGATCACCGTGGCTTCCTGGCGCATCACCACTTCATCTTTCAGCAGGGTGAGAATGTTGCGATCCAGTTCTTCCGGCACGGCGTAGCCACCGTCTTCATCGGTACCCACCTGCAATGCCTTACGCTCCAGATCGCGCAGACCGTCTTCACGGCCTTTACGCAGGAAGCCCACAAACGCCTCTTTATGCTCGGTGGCCAGTTTATTTTGCGCTCCACCTGCCGGACGTTTCAGCTCAAGCAGCTCTTTTTCAAGGTCGCTTTTGAGATTTTCCAGCTCGCTGAGTTTCCCGTTCAGGGTTTCCACCTGCCCGGCAAGCTTGCCTTTTTCCTGCTCAATCGCATCCACGCGCTTGTCGTTCTTTGCTTTGAAGTCGTCAAACTTCTGCTGCAGCTCCTGCGCGACCTGTTCGACATCTTTAATATCAACCGCCATCGTATTTCTCCTGATTAGAAGTTCAGATTTTTCAGTGCATTCAGTGCAGAGCCCACATCCTCAGCGTCGCGCAGGGACAGTGCGCCATAGCCCCCGGCCATGAATGCTTTGGCCTGGGTACGGGAGAGTCCGACATCACGCAGGACTCTTTCGATTTTTTTCTGTTCGGGGATTTCCCCGCGGGCCAGCGCGTTCTTGACGTCGCTGATCCGCGCCTCGTCGTTAGACGGAAACGTCACCAGACTGACTTCCCAGAGGTCGATTTCTTTCAGCAGAAAGGCTTCTTTCGTCCGGTCGTATTCCCAGTCCTTCAGGACGTACCCAATAGAAAGGCCGGTTAACGAACCGGCCTTCATGTGTGCATGTGCGCGTTTTGCCAGAGGATCATCATCAATGAGCAACCGCCCCCTGACGTAAAGCCCGACATCGTCTTCCTTCATTTCGGTGTAAACACCGATGGGCTCATCCATGCGGTGCTGCCAGAGCAGCGCAGGTAACGCTTTTCTGTCACTCCACGCCCGCAGGGAAGCAGCAAATGCCCCGGACATCACCACATCATCGTGGCTGTCCTTTACACCGAAGACGGAGCCATACCCTTCAAACTCACCGGAGTCACTGACAGATTTCAGACTCAGCGGTACATCAAGACGTTGTTTCGTCTGCATTGGCGTTATCCTTCTGCTTACCGGCTTTACTGCCATCGGAGGGTTTCGTGGTCATGTTCATCGGTGTGAGATAGACATCCCCACCGGGACGCGGATTCATATCTTCCAGGTCGCGGCAGTCATTAGGAGAGTAAATTCCCCAGTTAATCCCGGTGGCGTAGGCTTCAAAACGGGACTTCATATCCCCGCGCAGTAACGCCCCGGCGTTAAATTTGGCGTAATAAACGCCCTGCTTACTTTTTCGTACCAGTCCGGTGTTGATCCGCTGTTCGATGCGGGTCAGATACGGCACCAGTGAATAGTTGATAAATCCGAGCCCCAGTTCTTCGATATTGTTGAAGGTGGCGCGATCGGTGTTCTGCACCATGTGCAACGGTACCCGGAACAGACGACAGATTTCTTCAAGCTGAAACTTGCGGGTTTCCAGGAACTGGCTGTCCTCGGCGTTCAGCGCCATCGACTTCCAGTCCAGCCCCATCTCAAGGATCATCGGGCGGTGAGCATTGCCAAGCCCGGTGTGACGCTCCTCAAAATCTTTCTTCAGGCGCTCATAAGCCTGATCTGACAGCGTCTGCTCTGTACGCAACACACCCGACGTCACCGCACCATTGCTGAACAGTCTGGCCCCGTGCTCTTCAGTCGCTGCCGCCAGCGATATTGCCTCGCGGGCATAGGCGATGGGATTCAGCCCCACCAGTCCGTCCAGCGTCAGCGTGCGCACATGCCAGATATCCTCCTGGCTCAGTACATCCGTGGAGCCGTCCGGGAATGTGACCTGATAGACCGGCTCCCAGCTACTGTTAAGCTTCGGTACCACACAGCCAGGATCGACGGGCAGCAGTTCAGCCACTTCGCCAAATGCTTTCACTTTGTAGGCGTAAAAGTTTCCCCTCAGGCACAGACAGGTGACCACCAGCTCCCAGAACTCCTGCGGCGTCATATAGCCATTGGGATGCGTGGAGATCAGTTTATGCAGACGTTCGCCGGTGGCTCTCTGCTTCAGGCTGCCGTTCAGGTGATACAGATTGCAGGGCAACATCCCGACCGACTCTGCCAGCACTCTGACGCAGGAAAAAACCGCCGTCAGTCGCATGGCCCGCTGACTGCTGATCTGCTTTCCGGTATAGGTGTCGTAGGACAACCCGATGGCATCCGCCAGCTCTGCTGGCGTGGTCACCGGTGCGTCACTTTTTCGTTGAAATAATCCCGAAAAGAACACTATTTACCTCCGCCGACAGACAGCTGTGTACGATCGAGATATCGCGCCACCAGCCACGACCAGAACAGGCACAGCACCCCGGCAACAACAAAACCCGCCGGGGGATAAATCAGCCAGGCACCATACGCCAGCAAAAGCGCACCCAGCACGCCCACCAGTGGCGCGAGAATTATCAGAAACATAATGACCTCGGTTAAAGCGAGCGGATGCCCACGCTGACCAGATGTTCAGACAGATCCGGCTCCGGTTCACCACCATTGACCAGCATCCGGCTCATTGCTGTAAACATCGCAACAGGGCCGTCGATTTTGGCTTCCAGCGTGGATTTATTCGGGAAGATATTGTCGTTTTTGTCCGGTTTTACCGTAACGTTAGACATCATCCAGTTCATGACCGGATGATTGCTGTGATGGAAACGCCCGGCATAGACCAGTGATTCCGTTTCCTTCATGGCCTCTGACAGATTGCGAACCGTCTGCGGAACCTCCACCAGCGGTATCCCTTCTTCAGCCAGTGCCAGGCTGAACTGCATCGCGCTCCACGGGTCAAATCCCAGTTCCCTGAGGTTTTCACCACCAATCCATTCCAGTAAGTCACTTTTTATCTGAGCATGATCGATAACATCACCATCCGTCAGAATCAGCTTATCCATCTCCGCCCACTTCCGGTAAAGTTCTGCCTGCTGCCGCGAGCATCGTTCCAGCCGTCCTTCCGGGAGCCAGAATTTAAAATCGGCATGAACATGCCCGTTATCCGTTCGCCAGAGTTTTGCCGCCGCACAGATATCAATCTTATGAGCAAGGTCAACGCCGACCCACATGGGATACGTTTTCAGCTCATGTCGTGGGGCAATGTATTCGCACTTCTCCCACTTAATCATGTCCATCCAGGCAGACTCTGCTGTTACCCACACATTCATGTGTTTGGTAAAAAAATTCACCCGCGCAGAGACCTGTTCTTTCGCTTTTTTCGCCAAGCGACGCAGATCATCCCAGCGTTTACAGATGCCCAGGCCGGGATTCGCTTTCTGCCAGACCGTTTCATCAAACGGATCATCTCCCTCATCGAGGGTGTAAATAATCGCAAAGTAGGAGTCGTCTTTTACCGCGCCCTCCACGTCGCTGTTATAGCCACGCAATACCTTGATGGCGTAATCACGCTGCTCGTAACAAATCCCTTCCTTGTTAAACCCTGCCGTGGTGATACCAAATAAAAGGGACTGCAGACGGGCACCGGTTGCCGTTTCCAGAACGTCCCACACGTCACGGGTTTTATGTGCATGCAGCTCATCAATAATGGCGCAGTGGATGTTCAGACCATCCAGGTTGTTTGCATCCGAAGAAAGCGGTTCAAATTTTGATGCGCTCTGCTCCTGGTAAATCGCCAGCTTGTTGAAATCAAACAACCGCCCGAGTGTCGACCGGGCTTTTCTGACCATATTTTTGGCGTCTTCAAACACGATTCTGGCCTGGTCACGCGTGGTTGCGGCTGAATACACCTCAGCTCCGCCTTCACCATCTGCCCCCGTCATATACAGGCCGATACCCGATGACAGAGTTGATTTTGCGTTTTTACGGGCGACTTCGTTGTACGCCGTCCGGAACCGGCGCACCATCACCGGACGTCCGCTGCCATCGCTGCGCATGACAACTTCCCCGGTCTCTTCATTGACCAGCGGAATGACAAAACCAAAAATATTAATGAGGATAAATACATGCCAGTCCATCAACTCAATGGGCTGGCCTGCCAGCGCCCCTTTTACATGAGGCACAAATTTGTAGAAATTCAGGATGTGCTGCGCACGGGGTTCACTGAAATAAATCCCCCGCTCTTCGCCGTACTTCAGATCATCAAGAAAACGCTGGCAGGCCAGGCGGACAAATTCGCCAGCAACAATTTCTCCTGCAACAACACGTTCGGCGTAGCGGATCCCGTCAGCCACTTTTGCCATCAGTCTCTCGCTTTTAAAAGCTCCGCCAGCGGATCAACATCATCCGGTCCGGCGATATTTACTTTAGCCCGGCTTGCCGGTGACATACCAAACTCTGCAAGCATTGCCCGGATCCGCTTCCAGGCATCCGCTTTCATTGCCGCCGCGGGGTGCGCCTTAATCAGTACATCACCGCTCTGCGTTTCCGTGCGGTAGGTATACCCCTCAACATCGAGTGTTTCGCAGTGATGCCGATATTCGGTGTAGGCTTCCACCAGCAACTCGAGCGCACGCGCATCAAGCTGAGAAATGATCCCTTCCGCATTCAGCTCTTCCGCCATTCGCCTGAACCAGTACTTCCCCTGAGCCCCTAAATGCTGCGGAATTTTAGGAAGACCTTTTTCATCCTTTTTAGCGGTTTTTTTGTGGTCTTTAACGGGGCGCTTTGAGGGGTTGCCTCGAATCAAATGCAGGCGTGGCGGGGTTTTCGGAGGTCCTGACATAATCGGTCTTACCTATCAATCGTTTGTTCACATTTCCAAAAAAAAAGTTTTCGAACCTGCGGCGATGTGAGGAAGGGTCAGGCGGCGGTACTGAGCAGCCAGGGTTGCAGAGATTTGACCCGCCCCTCCCCTACAGATGGGAACTGTTATCAATTGATGCGTTCGCGCGCTGTTTTTGCTTTATGACAGGGCCAGCACAGACTCTGCAGGTTACTGTCTGCATCCGTGCCACCATGAGCTTTCGGAATGATGTGGTCCACAGTTCTGGCTTCAACGGCTCTCCCATTGCGCAGGCAGTTCTGACACAGATGATTATCACGCTTCAGTATGCGCGCACGTATGGCATCCCATTTCGAGCCATAGCCACGCTGGTGGCGGCTCAGTCCGCGCTGATGCTGTACCCATCCTTCGCCACGATGTTTATCGCAGTAACCAGAACTGTCTGTGGTTGTACCTGCGCATCCACGCTTACGGCAGGCTCGTGGGATTCGTGATGGCATAAATACCTCATACCCTGTTCAGTTTAATGACAGGCTGATTCTCGATATGTTCTGCTGTCAGTCTGAAAGTCACAGTGACTGTTGGTGGCTCGCCTCCGCGTGACTCTGTCCTGGCGGAAAGCTGTCCTTCCAGTAACTCACCATTAACTGCAATCCCATACCCTGCGAAATGTTTACCACGATAAAGTTTTGCCAGTTGGTAATTCATTTGCCTGCATCCTCCTGCGACAACCCAATTCCCCCATGAAGCAATGTGGCCGATACAATCCCGGCATCACACTCAACGGTTATATCTTCATCCGTGGCATCCACTTCATATATTCGTGAATAACATTCCGTGCATTTACCACTGAATGTACCTTCAGCCAGAACACGACCACGCTGTAAAATCTGGAACGGGATTCTTCCATTAAAGAGCTTTGCGGTTACCAGTAATTTCTTCACACATTCTCCTGACAACAAAAAGGCTATTTAATGCACTGGGTGCGGATATATTCCTGCGCCCCTTCCAGTTGCTTCTGCATCGTCACCAACCGTTCTCTGAGGGTGAAATAATCCCGTTCAGCGGTGTCTGCCAGTCGGGGGGAGGCTGCATTATCCACGCCGGAGGCGGTGGTGGCTTCACGCACTGACTGACAGACTGCTTTGATGTGCAACCGACGACGACCAGCGGCAACATCAGCGCGCAGAGTTTCATTTTCAGCTTTCGCATTGGCTAATTCTCTCGAGTACTTTGCATCGAGCGCAGCAACATCACGCTGACGCTGCTGCATGTCAGCGATGGTGGCAGTCGCCTGCTTCAGCTCACTGACTTTTTTATCACGCTGTTCTTTGTAGGCGATGGCGTTATCACGGTAATGATTAACAGCCCACGACAGGCAGACGATGATGCAGATAACCAGAGCGGAGATAATCGCGGTTACCCTGCTCATTGTTGACCCCACAAACAGACTTCACGCTCAATCTCACGACGAGTCATCAGGCCTTTCCATTGCTTACCGCCAGCGTATATCCAGCGACGTAGCTGGTCACATGCGCCTTTGATATCACCCTGGTTTATTTTGCGAAGAAGCGTCGATGTTCTGAAATTGCCAGCACCCACGTTGTAGACGAACGAGTAAAGAGCGCCGCGCGTTGTTTCCGGTATATCGACTTTGATGTACGGGTTAATTTGTCTGGCGACAGTGGCAAGATCTTTATTCAGGAGGGCTTTGCATTCTGCTTCGGTATACGTTTTACCGAGCATGATGTCTTTTCCGGTGTGTCCGTGGCATACAGTCCATACACCAACAATATCTTTGTATGGTATGTAACTGACACCTTCCAGACCATCGTCACCACTCGGACCAGTGATTAACACAGATGCTATAGCAATAGCTCCGCCACCAATAGCAGCAGCAACGGCTTTTCGTAATGATGGAGGCATTATTCACCTCTCGCAGCCTTACGCTTGTCTTCTTTAATCTTGAAATAAAGGTTTGTCAGGTACGTCAGCAGGCCAAATACCAGACTACCCAGAACACCTATTGCCGCCCACTGTGAGGGCGTGACTTTATCGAGCAACTGTAAAAACCAGTACCCGGCACTACCTGCTGAGGTGCCATAGGCGACACCCGTTGTTAACTTATCCATGGATTTCATAACCCCACCTCGCAGATGCGGGTGCAAATTGAGGGAATAAAAAATCCCCGAATATTCCAGGAGCGGAAACGGGGAAAGGCGTCGCACTAAATGGACCTGTCAGCGGCCTTAAATAAAAAAACGGCACATACTAGGGTCAGATGAAGTGTCAGATTAAGCATCTGGCGATATAAATTCTCGTTTGATATCGTTACATCGCCAAAAGTAACAACTATCAATGGAGAAATTAATGAAACTATTTATGGTTGATCGCCGAGGAATATACTCAACAGGCGATATCGTTACACCAAAGCAATTCTCCGATATAACTCCTGTTGAAATGTCATCTCTGGTAGACAAACTTTTTCCGCGCGGGCTTGCTCCACAAGGCGAAGGATACCTCATTAATAATGCGGCAAAAATTTATAATAAAAACGAACTCATCGACTGGGGACTTGAGTTTTACCGAAGAGGAGTTTGCCCGCAAAAACCTTCTCGCTATACGTCACTCTTCGCCTGGGGTAACCTGGAGGAGGCTAAACATTTTCGACTTACAGACGGAAAACCATCAGATAAAATTTTCATAATACAAACAGATAGTTATCATCGCGGAGATATGTCATTATTAAGAAATGATACATCGGTATTGGAATTCACCTACAGAATGGAGCTTTACTGGTCAGGAAAAACTTTTAACCCTGATCCAGTCTGGGAATACATTTGTCCGTTACCAGTAACTATCGGTGAACAAGTCCTTGCTTAATCCCCTTCATCCCAATAAAGACCTTTCGCGGCACAATGAGGACGGTAAGGATAGCAATAACTTGCTCTGACGTTACCAACCAGCGTGCCACTTTCTTTGAATGCCTTATCTCCATTCTTGAGCTGTGATAAGGCATTTTCAAGCTCAGCTATAGCGACAGCCATGTCTTCGCTTTCTACATACAGTGAAAAACCTTTAATGGGTGAACTCATGGTAAGTGGGATCATAGATATTTGATGATGGTGTGAATGCATAAATAGCCTCCCAGTGAAAAAATTAGCGAATAAAAGCTCTGACACCAGAATTATTCCCCCACCAGTTCACTTACCTCTTTCACCGTCTGGTTAAACCGCTCTGACTCAAGCTCAACACCTAAGGCCCGACGCCCCAGCGCCATTGCTGCTTTTATTGTGGAACCGGATCCCATAAAAAAATCAGCAACCAGATCACCAGGTCGACTACTGGCATTGATTATTTGCCTGAGCATATCCGCCGGTTTCTCACACGGATGTTTACCCGGGTAGAACTGAACGGGTTTATGCATCCAGACATCGGTATAAGGCACGGAGACTGATACGGAGAAATAGCGCCGGAGAGATTTAAACTTATCCAGCAATTCAGAATATTTGCGATTCAGTGAATCATAAGATGCCACCAGCTGGTGGTGTGGTTGTTCCAGTTGTTGTTCCTGAAACTTCTCTGCCGCTATACGGGAAAACAGTGCCTGTAACTTCCGATAGTCAGCCTCATTCGGCAACTGCCACTGACTGGCACCAAACCAGTGGGAAACCATATTTTTCTTACCTGTGGCTTCGGCAATTTGTTTTGCCGTTATACCCAGTTCGGCACGAGCATCCCTGAAATACGATATCAGCGGTGCCATTATGTGCTGTTTGAGTTCCCTTTCTTTTGCCGCATAGCCGTCATTTTTGGGCTGGTATGGCCCCTGATAATGTTCGGCAAACAGAATGCGCTCTGTTGCCGGGAAATACGCCCGCAGGCTTTCCTTGTTGCACCTGTTCCAGCGTCCTGACGGCTTCGCCCAGATAATGTGATTCAGCACATTAAAGCGTTCACGCATCATAATTTCGGTGTCAGATGCCAGGCGATGACCACAGAACAGGTAAAGACTTCCGGCGGGCTTCAGTACCCGCCAGAACTGCGCCAGACACTGGTCGAGCCATTTCAGGTAATCATCGTCCCCCTTCCACTGGTTATCCCAGCTCTCGGGCTTCACTTTAAAGTATGGCGGGTCTGTGACTATCAGATCGACAGAGTTTTCCGGTAAGGTCTGGATAAATTCCAGGCAATCAGCGTTGATTAACTCACAACTGGATATTTTTACAGTATTAGCCATAGATCAATAAGCGCTTCTCTGATAGGCTCATACCGCTTTTGCGCAAAGCAGATGGGCCTGAGGTTTGCTTGTGACCCCAACGCATGAGCAGATGGCTGGCAGGTGCCGCTAACACCCACCAGCCGCCCATTACCACAAATTAAAAAGCCTTCACTGCGGAAGGCGTCTGTAACAACCGAACTGATAATCTGCCAGACCCGCCATAACAAGCTGGGTCAGTATTAACTGGCAGCGTTCACGTGAAAGGTAAGTATTCTGCGCAATTTCCCCGACGGTCGCTGGTTCGGTGACACTTAATTCATTAAATACCACTCTGGCAGTTTCGGTCATATCCTGCTGTTTTAGCATGTCTTTTTCCCTTTTCTGGTTAACGTGACATACCAATAACTCTTGTCGAAAAAGCCAGCAAGCTGAAAGACCTGTATTCGCAACCACCAGCGCATTTAACATCCTGTACCGCTTTTCGGGCACAAAAAACCCGCTCATCGGCGGGTTTAAGCTGTGTGGCGTAGTAACCACTCTTAACAGGATATTCAACTTTTTACGATCGTAAAGCGTTCGGGGAAAATTTTTAAAGCCGCATCAGTCGTTCCACCAGCTGCTCTTTACGGGCAACGATCCAGCCGCGTTGTTCCAGATAAAATTTAAACCGTTCCAGAGTGCATACCATCGCATCGGCGGGTACTTTTTCCGTGAAGTCGACCTGACCGTGTTTATCGAAGTGGATCAGTAATGCGCATCCATCATTTTCGGTGGGGGAGTTTTGTGCTGCTGGTGGCTGTTTCTGGCTGAAATAACAGTCTTCCAGTTTTTCGAACACATCCCACGCCTGATCGGTCTCGAGCATTTTGGCGTGACGGGCTGCGCCTCGTTCTGTCCAGAGAATGAGGGAGCGGGTTTTGGGAGAGATGGGATTTTGTGACTTACTTAAAGTAAGTCGCAATTTTTTTAATTCCTCACCCGCTGCTTTAAAAAAGTGCTTTCCTGCGACAAAACGCTCTTTGTTTCTGGTGAAGTTAACCTGGATATTCAGAATTTCGGTGCCATAAAGCTGCGCCAAAAGTTCAGTGGTAATTACAGGAATCTGGTTATGGGTGATCGGGGAGAGAGTTTCAACAGAGATTTGAGTTGTCATAATGACGCCCTCTAGTGGTTTCTAAACTATCACCACCGTCAGGTTCCTAATCATCGGGTGGTGAGACGTACAGGGTTAGGAACTACCGGGAAACCAACCGGCGAGCCTTTCAGCTCCCCCATACGCCCCACCATAATTCAGATGTGCGCGTGCATACGACAATAAAAAACACGCTCGCGGCGTGTATCTGTCGCGGTCTCAATCCGGGGTTCCTAATCCCGACGCCAGATTTTGCTGGCGCGTGAGGAATATAGCCCCGGACAATGTGTCTGGTCAAGCTCCTACATGATTCGTTCTACGTATCTGTCCATCTCCAGTCGGATATCAAGCATCATCAACATGCCATCAATAACCCCTTCCGCTTTCTGCAGGCGCTTGCCAATACAGGTATCCGAACACCCATGCTTTCGTGCCAGCCCCATAAAAGTCATTCCACCTACGTAATAATCCACCAACAAATCGTGCAAATCCTGATTTTTCTTGTTCAACCGGGCCATACAGCCACAAATTATCATTGCATCATCATCAGAACACTGAGGGCGTGATTTCACTTTCGGCGGGATTAATCCTTTAAAACCAGCAGCTATTGACGCCCATGACACATCTTCGTGATTGTTTGCAGCCCATGCTCCCCACCGCTCCATAACCTGCTGAATATCACGCGCCATCGTTATCACCTGTAATTTCGTAAATCTTCACGCCCAACCGACCACCAGGAACGACCTGACCGCGCACAATATTAATTTCATCAAACTGCTCGTCGTCTATGAGTAGTCCGGCATGCGTCAGCGCATCCAGTGGTGCTTTCAGGATATTGTCCAGGTCACGACGGCGCTTATCCGGTGGCTCTGCAATAATCTTTATCGCCAGCCTTCCGGACAGGTTTAATTTCAACCGCTGCTGGCGAACAATTAGCGCCACATCATGGCGATAACGCTTTCCGGCCTCCGAGATGAAATACGTATTGCCATGACGTCGCCAGTAGGTATTCACCGTCGGCGGGTAAGGCAAAACAAATTCTATGCGTTCAGTCATTCATGCTTTCCACTTCAGGACACCCGAATTTCTCGCGTGCATTAAAAAACGAATCAGCAACAACAGCTGGCTGCCGTGTTTTTCTTCAAAATCTTTTACCCCGGCGTGCAGTTCGTTATGACATTTACGGCACAGCGGAATAACAAACAAATCATCAGCCTTTGTTCCCATCCCTCCCAGTCCATGACCAATGATGTGATGCGGATCATCTGCCTGATTACCGCACGTCATGCATTTCTGCGTTTTTACCCAACGCGTGTATACAGGCATCTCTTCCCGTTGTGGTTTCTGGCGCTGGAGATACTGAGCCGGTGACTCCGGATCAACGGCAATGCTGACCACCGTCTTTTCCTGTGGCGGGTTTTGCTGGTGGGCATGAGGCAACGGCGCAAGATTTTTTGTGCGCTGCTTCAGTATGCTGGTGGCGGTCTGCTCTCCCGGTACGATGTCGCTTTCGCGGTACAAGGAGCGGATTTTTTCCGCACGTAACCCCAGAGAACGACGTAATACTGCCTCCGGAAGCGCGTCCGCCACCTGATTGCAGACCGCCCACCAGGATAATTCAGCCAGCGACAATTCCCGCTCCTGCGTGCCATTCATTGCATGGCGTATGACGTCAATCATCCATGCTGACAGGTTTTGATGAGCAAGTTGCCCGAGTGATTCGGATGTCTGGTCACGCAACTGGTTGTCGCAGTGCCAGCACAACACCATCGCGCCGGTACCGTAACGATGTATGACGATTTCACTGTGATGATAGTCACCATGAGGCCACTGGCAGGATTTGACATGACGCAACAGCCAGTCAGACAGTGCCCCAGCGCCGCCAGCAGCACGAATCACCCGCTCATCGCTGAAAAATGGCAGTAATGATTTATCCTCCGCCAGCGGCTGGCGAACGGCAGGGACGACTCCGGACGGCAGACCGCGCATGCTTTTCGGTTCAGGCTCCACCAGCACTCGAGGGTTATGAAATACTTGCATGGATTCACGGCCCGGCCTAAGGACCACCAGCCCGAGTTCCGGTACCGGAACAGGTCGAAGTAATACCCGCACGTTACCTCCAGATGCGTTGCTGGAATGTACGGGACGGACGCGGTTGGCGTTCGGAGTAAGGCAATCTGACTGAGATTATCCAATGTCGGAAGTCAAGACTGAGGTCTTTCTGAAACTCGTACCCACGCCTGCGGTAGTTCTGAATCAGCCATTCGGCCTGTTCTTCAGTGCATGGGTCGTGCTGGAACCAGTCAGATTTGAATGCATGAGAACGCCGCCCGTGCCCGCTGGCAAAGACGGCTGAATTATCAGAATTGTGTAGTCTGGAATTTTGCGCCATCGGCTTTCTCCGGTGGCACAGTGTTACTCAACAGGGGTTCAGCCCTGCGCTGAATTGTAGATGAATTCACTCATCTTCAAAAGCAGAAAAACCAGCCTTAATCCCAGCTTCTTTCAGAGACGGCAACGATGTGACAAATTCATTTGCACGCAAAATAAAACCATCCGTCACAAGCCCATCCACCAAATGAATTAACGCAGCTCCACTCTTCCTTTGTTGAGACTGTAAACATTTAATACGGCAGTGGCTGACAATAGCGCCATTCTCAACGCGCACAGTATAGAGGCCATCTTCACTAAAAATTTCACGTAATTCTTCGATTTTCATCAACAGAATCCTTCCAGATAAATAGCACTCCCCTGTTCGGGGTCCATCCCTCTTCTCCCTGCGCGCTACTTAAGTATTTTTGATTCTATTCCGGCACCATCTAAAACTTCAAACGCGTTGAAAATAAAAACAAAAACCCGCCGAAGCGGGTTAAGTGCGGGTGCTTTGAGGATGCCTGACACATCAGAGGTGGCGAGGGATTTCTCCCTCGCCTGGTCTCTTACTCCTCAGGTTCGTAAGCTGTGAAGACAGCGACCTCCGTCTGGCCGGTTCGGATTCGTACCTCGCAGAGGTCTTTCCTCGTTACCAGTGCCGTCACAATGACGGTAATACAGATGACGATCAGGGCGACTAACATCGCCTTTTGCTGCTTCATAGCCTGCTTCTCCTTGCCTTTCGGCACGTAAGAGGCTAACCTAGATTTGCCGTTCATAGATTGAGCCTCAGATTAATGTTAAGCGTCTTGCCGGACGCGTAATGTTAACTGGGGCTTTTCTCTATCTGCCGTTGGTGTTCATGCCCGAGGCAGATAGCCTCAAGCACCCGCGGCGATTTTACTTAACTCTCCTTTTCACGCAAACATTTCCAGCAGTCGTTCTCTGGTAATTGTGGTCATAATCAATCATCGCCCCACTCATCACAATATGCTTCGACCGGAGTTTTTCCTGCTTCGTAGTCATCACGCCAGGCTTCAGCATCAACAGCACTTCCACCACGTAACTCTGCATAGTCCATTAACAGTTCATGCCATTCTTCAAAACTGACGTTGTATTTAGTTGAACCAAAATCAGCCATTTTGTTCTTCCTCTTCGTCTTTTATTTCGTGATATGAGTAATTGCAGTAGTTAAAGAAAATTTCTTTTGCTTCGTCATGAATTTCATCAGGTGTTGCGTCATCGTCCACTTCGAATACATCCTCAAAATCTCCACCAGCTATTCCCGTTTCAATAATTATTTTGAACTTTCGCATTTCACTACCACCCTTTCGGGTGGCCTCCTGCTGTTCTGAGGGTGCAGAAATCCCTCCGGTTAAGGATTAAATTTTTAACAGTGCTAAATTTAATTATTCAGTTCTGGATTTTGTCACCCTGCGTATCCGTGCTTTCGCATTACGCTCAATCTGAATTAGCTTTTCTATATTTTTTCGCCTTTCCTGTTCCTCCTGGCGCAATAGTTTTACATCATCTGCCAGTCTGGTTTCTCTTTTCGCCACAGAGAGCATCCAGTCAAATGGCTCCACAACTGCACCGCAGATTTTACAGCGGACCTGACGCTCTTTTTCGTCAACCCGGACAGAAGCATGATGGCAATATGGTCTTTCCGATGGCTCATAAAGAAAATTAACCTGATTACGAGGGTCATCCTCTTTTATCGGAAATAAAACGATATTGCTTAACTCATCCTCTGGTTTTATTTCCATGCTCCTCTCCTTTGATGCGAATGCCAGCGGCAATTGAAGCCTGATAGCTAATTTCACTCACAGTACCGCCTCCTGAAAATTACCCTGATAGAAAGCCAGTACACGCTGCATAGCTTCGCTCTTTCGGCACTCGCGACAGATTATGTTCAGACGCCTGTCATAGCGGCGAATTTCTCCGTCTGGTAACGACCAGATAAGGTCCGGATCAACCACAGATGTTTTCTTCAGCTTTGCCCTCGAGAGTTTTTTGCGGGCGTTTTGCCAGTCCTTACGCGCCTGTTCAGACGGGAATAACCCGTAGCCAGAGTTGTATACATCGCCACTGGCAACCAGCTCTCTTGCGAGAACACTCATCAGATATCTTGTTGCCCCGGTTTTAGCTTCCAGTTGTCGTAACGTCTCGCGCCCACTCTGGCGTACAAGTTCAACAACCTGCCCTTTAATTTTTCCCGCTCTTCTTGTGTAAATACTTTTGCCATAAGCGCCTCCGGCAATCACTTTTCCGATACAACACGGCGGGAAGAATCGACAATCTGTCGGACAATATCCCGGTGCCTGTTCAGCTCACGCAGCGCGGCGCAGACACGCTCCCACTTCTGGACATGACTTTTCGCTCGACGCAGTTCGCGGTTTGCCATATGCAGCGATGGTAAAATCAGGTCATCCGCTCGCGTTTCGGTGAACGATGGCAGCGACTGCACAATGTCCGCCACAGTTTCTGTTTTAATATCTTCCTGTGTTGCAGCCTCCTGTACTGGTAACGCAACACCTGCGGGCTGAGGAAATGCCTTACCAGCCGTTTTCGTTACCGGTGCAGCTTTCGGCTCAGCTGGTAAATTCTCGCCCGGCATGCAGTAGCGAAATTTACCGTTCTGGTTTACGCGTGCCAGCCGCCCCGTTGCGGTTACTACCGCCAGCGTGGAAGCAACCTTGCGAGTGCTGACACCGAACTTACCCGCCAGTTCCTCACACGTTTTAGCACCCTCCTGACCGATAAACTCAATCATCATGTCAGCGGTAACTTTTCGTTCGACCTCCCTGGTTAGCACATCCTGTACTTCAGATTGTGCTGGCTGCTCTTCGGCTACCCCGGATTCACCTTCGCCAGCCACACGCCAGGTGTATACGCTTTTATCAACGAAGCCAGCCTTTTTCAGTTCCCATAGTTCGTTCAGCACTTCTTCACGACTGATATCAAGTCGCGCAGCCAGCTCTACCGACGTGGCTTTTCCCATCGCTTTCAGTGCGTCAAAAACAGTCTCCATAAATTTCCTCCCGGTAAAAATTACTTCTCAACTCAAACAAACCCAGCCGCTTTCCGGCGTTCATATTCCTGTTTCAGCAACTCAATTGGCGTTGGCCCCGACGGGCGTTTGGGTGCCTCCAGTTGTCGCCGGACTGGCGGAACGCTCAGGCCGTTACTAACATGCTTTGCCCATTTCGTCAGCTGCCGTTCTGCAAGCCGTTTTAATTCCCCTTCGGTCATCTGGCGCTCAATCCCCTTTGAACGCATCTCGAGGCAAATGTGATACAGCACAGGCTGAGACCACGGGTATTTATCGCTCCCGTCGTATCGCCAGGACTCGTTGCGCCAGCGGCGGTACTCTTCCATCACGGCATCTACCGTCAGACCGAATGGATTGGCTCCACTTTCTGAAATCAACGCCACAAACTCAGCCAGGTCAGGAGGCCATGTTTCACCCGCCCGGCAGCGGTCCATGCACTGGCGGCAGACCTGTCGGATTTGCTGCTCAGTCATCGCGCCAATCTGTGCAATCCAGAGCTTCGAAGGTGCGACCCCGTTCTTCTGGGTCCAGCGGTTCGAATAAACATCCCCCATGAGTTCCCACAGCTTCCACGCCGTTTCCGTCGCTGATAAATCCGTTTTCACGTTCCCACTGCTCACGTGCTGCCCGAATTTCCTGAACTGCCCGTGATGCGGTGCCACCTGGTGCTGCTGCATGGCTCCCCCCCTTGCTGACTGGTTTAACCTGCGCCCTGACGTGATTTACGTGACGGGCGAATTTCTGCTCCCACTGAATCTGCGTAAACACTTTCCCCTCCGCTGCCCAGTAGTCCCGGAAGGCGGCAAGTTCAGCAGGTGTAAATTCTGTCTCCGGCAAAGCCATCCCCCACAACGCAGCCCGTCGTCGAAAATCCCGTGACGGATACCAGCTATCGGTCATCGGAAATTTTCCGATGGGTTCGCTCAGGCCATCCAGGAATACAAGGGGTGCTGCCTGTAACGATAAAACTTCCTGCTCACTGGTCGGAGCACTCTCGCGTGCGTTATGTGTGGGGTTTAGATCTTTGGGTTCCTTTGGGTTCCGTGATCCGTTTTTGGGTGTCTTTGATGGAAAATTTGGGTGTCTTTGGTTATTTTCCATGCAGCTAAGAGTTCCGTTTTTGGGTCTGTTTTGTGCTGAAACATAACCATTTTCGGTACTGTTTTTATTAACAGCACCAATTTTACCCACCTTTAAAGACTCCCGTTTTTGGGTGTATTCAGGCTCGGCAACACTTTCTTCTACACCGATAAGTCGGTACACCACAATTTGCTTTGTTCTGCCTTTTCTCTCACCGGTATCAACAATTAACCCAATCTCCATCAGGTGTCGTAAGCTGTCCTGCACAGTCTTTTTGTTCAGTTCCGTTACTTCTGCCAGTGCAGATACAGACGGGTATGCACACAAATCGGCACCGCACATATCAGCAAGCCAGGTCAATACAGACTTACTGGATGAACTGCCGGTTTTCACCTTTTTAGCCCATCGTAGTGCATCGATACTCATACGAACCCCTGGCAGACATTTGTTTATCTGCAAAGTAATATTGATATTGCTGACGATACGCATGCTTGAAAGCAATAGCTTTTTCTATAAGCTCGTCAGTCTCACGTTCCACAACAGATGGATCCGCAAAAAGCAGCCCGGACTCCACCACATCGCCATATTCTTTGTTTAACCCGGCGATCATGTACGTAATGCTTTTTCCGTCAGTAATTTCACAATACAACCTGAAATCGCTGATCCGGATAGCCTCCATAATTGCCGGAATCAGCGCCGTGAATTTTTCCCGCTTATCCCTGGTGTCGATAGCTTTCCAGCGTTCGAATATCTTCACCCGGTTAACGCCCAGCGCCCGTTGATCAACCTCGCCATCATTAAACGTGACGCGTTGAACATCGATGTTCGGGCGTTCTTTCAGAGCCCAGAATGCTTCCGTGATTAATATCGTCGCCTGCTCCTGTGTCATTCCTGGTCGACATACCCAGGCATCCAGAGCCTCACAAACCTGTTCAGGGGTGATTTTCATTGTTCAACCGCCCCGCCCGCTTTGCCTTACGATATTCGTCATAAACTTTGGGGTCGTACTGAAGTTCCCCGCCGGATGCCTCTTGCAGGCGCATCGCGCGACCTTCAGGAACCAGTTCCCCCCATTGAGAAACAGCAGATGGATCAACACCAGCAGCTTTCGCTACTTTGGCTTTCGTCCCATAAAAATTAATTACGTCTGATTTAAACATCACCCCTCCAAAGTTGAGTTTTCTCAATAGTAATCACTCAAGGAATCTCAAGTCAAGGGTTATTAAGATATCTAAATATGAACGAGAAAACTTTAGGTCAACGAATTAGAGAAAGACGCAAACAGGTTGGTTTAAGTCAAAACGATTTAAGCAAAGCCGCTGGCGTATCTGGCTCATCAATTTCACTATGGGAAAGCGACCATACAGCCCCGCGCGGGCAAAATTTGCATCGCCTGGCTGAGGTATTGCAATGTTCACCAACTTGGATACTGTTTGGTGACGAGGATAAAACACCAGATCCACCAGTTGCACTCAACAGCGCCTTAGACTTATCGGAAGATGAGTTGGAGATGTTGCGATTGTATCGCGCACTTCCAAAATCAGAGCAGCAAGCACAAATCAGCGAACTCCGTGCCCGCGTTGAGAATTTTAATCGCCTATTCACCGAGCTACTAGAAGCTCGCAAACGTAACAAACATCAGTAACCCCCTTCACAAATTTTAAAGCCTTACATTTCAATGTATTGGCTTTATTTTGCATTAAATATTGAGTTTTCTCATTAAAAATACTTGACCAACATTCATGAGAAAACTAAATTACCACCCATCAAGACACCGCACGGTGTTCTCAGCAAACAGTTCCGCTACCCGGCGTTAAGGGGAAACAGAGGATTTCTCAGTGGGCGAAGTCAAACATCAGAATGGAAGGCATCACGGGATCGGCAAAGAAGCAGCAATGGCGCTTTATATTGACATCAGCGCCATTGCCGGACAGGTAAGAGTTATCAGAGCGGTAACTAAGCGGTATGCGTCTTTATTTCAGAAAGTCTCTGGTGAGTGCACCGAAGATATTGTCAACGATTTCGTCATCGAACTGCGAGGACTCATCTTCAGTTACAAGGTGACCACAATTTTTGCAGATGGCTCCCGCGAAACTGTCAGAGCCCTGCGGTTTAAAGGATGTGTCAAAGACTTCGCCACCACATTCTGGGCAAGAAAACTTGATTGTATTCATAACCAATTTCCTCTCGAGTAACAGACCCCTCAGAGGATACCACCTCGCCTGACGTGGTTAAAAGCAGGCAACGCTAACCACAAGGAGCCGACATGCAGAAACGAGAACCCGTCATCATCGCGCCAGACTATACCGATGATGAACTTTATGAGTGGATGCGCCAGAAAATTAATGCAGCGCAGGATCTGAAATGGGCCAATGAAGCCAGGGCTAAGCAGGCTGAAAATCTGTCCGCTCTGGAGCAGGATATCACCAGGCTGGAAAAAGCAGCGGCATTAAGCATTGCCAGAATGATTACATACCCGCGTTAATAGCTAACCAACGAAGCTAAGGTTGGTAATTAAGGAGTTCTCCACGGGTGAGGTGGAGTGCGTGCGCCGGACACGGGTGAGCATCCGGCACTGACAGTTTACTGAAAGGATATTTCCCTGAAAAGTCAGACCATAACGCGAAAGCGCACGGCGAGGTAGCTGGTTCATAGATAGCCTGTCGTTAAATTTTCGTCGACCGTGCGCTTCCGGTTGTGGCAATCCGCGAAATGGCGCGGCGGTAAGTATGGCGGGGTTATTCCTTCCCCCGTTGAGGACACCGGGTTGTCAGGTTGACCATACGCTTAAGTGACAACCCCGCTGCAACGCCCTCTGTTATCAATTTTCTGGTGACGTTTGGCGGTATCAGTTTTACTCCGTGACTGCTCTGCCGCCCTTTTTAAAGTGAATTTTGTGATGCGGTGAATGCGGCTAAGCGCACGCGGAACAGTTAAAACCAAAAACAGTGTTATGGGTGGATTCTCTGTATCCGGCGTTAATTGTTAACTGGTTAACGTCACCTGGAGGCACCAGGCACCGCATCACAAAACTCATTGTTGAGGGCGCGATAATGAAAACGTTATTACCAAACGTTAATACGTCTGAAGGTTGTTTTGAAATTGGTGTCACTATCAGTAATCCTGTATTTACTGAAGATGCCATTAACAAAAGAAAACACGAACGGGAGTTATTAAATAAAGTATGCATTGTTTCAATGCTGGCCCGTTTACGTCTGATGCCAAAAGGATGTGCACAATGAATCCAGTATTTGCACTTATTCTGACGGTTTTTCTTGTTTCCGGAGAGCCAGTTGATATTGCAGTCAGTGTTCACAGAACAATGCAGGAATGTATGGCAGCAGCAACCGAACAGAAAATTCCAGGCAACTGTTATCCGGTCGATAAAGTTATTCACCAGGATAATAACGAAATCCCGGCAGGATTTTAAAACAGCACCGTAATAAATATCCAGTTTCATTCTTATATGTCAGCAATGGCAGAGATTTGTTCACCCTTAAATCTGTGATGAGGTTTACCAATAATGAGCACTGATAAAGAAGAATTTGCACTATATTGCGAAGCAAAAAATGACAAAGTAAGAAAACGCCTGGGAATTAAAGGTGGTTTTTACTGGACTACAGCAAAAAAATTATCTGTTGCAATCTCCCGCTGCATTACCGCAATGGATGACAACGATTATGATGAAGACGACTTTAAAAAACCCGTCCGCGTCAATTTGCCCGTTGTTGACGACCTTCCGCCAGAAGGCGTGTTTGATACTGAATTCTGCAACCGCTATGAAAAAGGCGGGAAAGATGGCATCACAATGACATTTATCGGCCCTTCCCCCTCTGTTCAGGACAAACCAGCCAGCACTGACAATACCAACATCAACGGCGAAGACATGACTGAGATTGAGGAGAGCATGCTTCTGCCTGTCTCCGGTCAGGAACTGCCCATTCGTTGGCTTGCTCAACACGGCAGCGAAAAACCAGTAACGCACGTTTCACGCGACGAACTCCAGGCATTACACATTGCACGGGCTGAAGAACTACCGGCTGTTACTGCCCTTGCTATTTCGCATAAAACCAGTCTGCTCGACTCGCTGGAGATTCGCGACCTCCACAAACTGGTTCGTGACACTGACAAAGTTTTCCCTAATCCTGGTAATTCAGACCTGGGACTAATAACTGCTTTTTTCGAAGCATACCTGGACGCTGACTACACTGATCGGGGTCTGCTGACAAAAGAGTGGATGAAAGGAAATCGTGTTTCACGCATCACCCGCACGGCTTCCGGTGCTAATGCTGGCGGTGGGAACAAAACCGATCGCAATCCGAATTTAGTACACACCCTCGACACACTGGATGTGGAGATTGCAGCAGCCACACTTCCGATGGATTTTAATATTTATGAAATTCCGGGCAGCGTTTATCGTCGCGCAAAAGAAGTAGTCCTGAAAAAAGAAAGTCCGTTCAAAGAATGGTCCGCAGCACTTCGTGCAACCCCGGGTATTCTGGACTATTCCCGCGCCGCTATTTTTGCACTTATCCGAAGTGCACACCCTGAATTTTATCACTACCCGGGACGCCTTCAGGGGTATATCAACGCCTATTTGACAGAAACTGATCACGAGAACCCCAGCAAGGAAACTCTCACAGCTGCCCGGCATACGCCGGAAAAAGATATCCTGGAAGAAATTAACCGCGAGGTGGTTACTGAGCGTGAAACAGAAGAAGAAAAACCACAACCATCTGACGCAATGGCAGGTGAACAGGCAACAACTGAAACAATGGAACCGGATACAACTGAACATTGCCAGAACGCGCAGTCGCTGGATGCTCAGTCGCAGGTGAGTTCCGCTAACCAAGTAAAAGTCACCGCTGACGAAGTAAACAAAATTATGCAGGCAGCCAATATCAGCCAGCCTGACGCCGATAAGTTACTTGCTGTATCGCGTGGTGAATTTGTTGAGGGGATTAGCGACCCTAATGATCCGAAATGGGTCAAGGGGATCCAGACTCGCGATTCTGTGAACCAGAACCAGCATGAATCGGAACGGAACGACCAAAAAGCGGAACAAAACAGCCCAAATGCGTTACAAAACGAGCCAGAAACGAAACAATCCGAACCAGTAGCGCAACAGGAACCGGAAAAAGTCTGCACCGCCTGCGGTCAGAGCGGTGGCGGCAACTGCCCTGATTGTGGCGCGGTGATGGGCGACGCAACATACCAGGAAACATTCGATGAAGAGAATCAGGTTGAAGTTCAGGAAAATGATCCGGAGGAAATGGAAGGCGCTGAACATCCACACAAGGAGAACCCTGGCGGCAATCAGCATCACGCCAGCGATAATAAAACTGGCGAGGCGACAGATCCCTTAATTAAGGTGAATGGTCATCATAAGCTCACATCCACCAGCAGAGCGGGGATTCATCTGATGATCGACCTTGAAACCATGGGAAAAAATCCAGATGCCCCGATTATCTCAATAGGCGCAATATTTTTCGATCCACAAACCGGAGATATGGGACCGGAATTTAGCAAGACCATCGATCTGGATACTGCTGGCGGAGTCATTGATCGTGACGTCATTAAATGGTGGCTAAAGCAATCACGTGAAGCGCAGTCTGCCATTATGACCGATGAAATCCCGTTAGATGATGCACTACTGCAATTGCGGGAATTTATCGACGAAAACTCCGGTGAATTTTTTGTTCAGGTCTGGGGTAATGGGGCCAACTTCGACAACGTGATTTTACGCCGTTCATACGAACGACAGGGTATCCCCTGCCCGTGGCGCTACTGCAACGATCGCGATGTACGCACAATCGTTGAGCTGGGGAAAGCCATAGACTTCGATGCCAGAACTGCTATCCCATTCGAAGGTGAGCGCCATAATGCACTTGATGACGCTCGTTACCAGGCAAAATACGTTTCAGTTATCTGGCAAAAACTGATCCCGAGTCAGGCTGATTTTTAATGTTCAACCGTCGCCAGTTGTCGTTGATATTCTGCAACTGGCGCGTTCCGGAGTGATAGCCATGAGCGAACAGTACCTGATAACGCTCGACGAGTGGAAACCAAAACGGTTCAGTCTCCCAATAACAAACACTACCCTGGTGAAATACGGAAAACTAGGATACATCGTTCCAAGGCCACAAAAAATTCGTGGGCGTTGGCTGATAGATCGCCGAGCAGTATTTGTTGGGCCTGGTGAAACGGGAATTGCGCCGGAAATTCATACTGGCGATGATGATGCACTGAAGGAGATTTTAACTCATGTCACCGAGGCCACGAAAAAACAGCACTGACGTAGCCGGTCTTTACGAAAAGTTTGATCGCAGAACTGGCAGAGTTTACTACCAGTATAAAAATCCTGTGACTGGAAAATTTCACGGACTCGGAACAGACAAAGGTAAGGCAGAAAAAATAGCTTCCACAGCCAATCAGCGAATAGCTGCAGCAGAAGCTGAATATTTCATGCGCAAAATTGATGAAAGTCCGTCAGCAACAAAACGTCGGGGTATCAGATTAAAGGCATGGGTTGATCGATATCTGAAAATACAGGACACGCGACTGAAAAATGGAGATATTGCAGCTACAACTCACAAAGAAAAAACCCGAATGGCTGCATACCTGGTTTCCCGTCTGGGAAACCACCCATTGAAAGAACTGGAAGTAAGAGACTTTGCATTAATACTGGATGAGTGGCTGGATAAAGACATGGTCAGCACAGCGAGAGTAAATCGTGGATTATGGGTTGATATTTATAAAGAAGCACAGCATGCAGGGGAAGTTCCTCCTGGATGGAATCCTCCGGAGGCTACCCGTAAACCGATCCCTAAAGTAACCAGAGCCAGGCTCACCATGGAAGACTGGCAAAAAATTTACAATGCAACGCCTGAAAAACACTTTATCCGTAACGCAATGCTTCTTGCGATTGTTACTGGTCAGCGCCGTGATGACATTTGCCACATGCGTTTTTCAGATGTGTGGAACGAACACTTGCATATCACCCAGGGAAAAACCGGAATGCGTCTGGCGTTACCGCTTACACTACGCTGTGATGCCATTGGGATAACGTTAAAAGAAGTTATTGATGGGTGCCGAGACAGAATATTAAGTCCATATCTAATCCATAGTCGGCACCAGAAACAACCGAAGCCGATGAGTAAAGACAACCTGAGCGACTACTTTGCCAAAGCACGGGATCTGGCTGGGATAATTCCACCAGCAGGAAAAACTCCGCCAACATTTCATGAACAACGCTCTCTATCAGAACGGCTGTACCGTGCACAGGGTATCGATACAAAAACATTACTAGGACATAAAGTCCAGGCAACCACCGATCGCTATAACGATACTCGAGGTCAGGAATGGGTTAAGTTGGTTATTTGA